CCTGCCCGAGGCGCTGCGGCAGATGCCATCGGCCCTGCTGATCGACACGCTGGTCAAGGGCATGTTCAGGGCCCGCGCGGTGGGCGACGCGCAGGATGACTGAGCATCCAGACCGGCCGGGCTACAGCTTCAATCCCGGCCCGCCGCCCGAAGCCTCGCGGTTCCTGCGCAACAAGGGCCTGCGCCCGTCCTTCAGTTGGCTGGATGTGGAGCCGGAGGAACACGCGGTGGCCTTTGCCGTGGCCAAGGTGGCCGAGATGGACCTGCTGGAGGCGATGCGGGGCGAGGTGCAGCGGGCGCTGGACGAAGGGCTGCCCTTTGCGCAGTTTCAGAAAAGCTGGCGTGCCAACCCGGCGCTGGCCGGCTGGTGGGGCCGCAAGGCGATGGAAGACCCGCTGACCGGCGAGGTGGTGGAGGCGCAGCTTGGGTCGCCCCGGCGGCTGCGCACGATCTATGACGCCAACCTGCGCAGCGCCCGCGCGGCCGGCCAGTGGGAGCGGATCGAGCGGACCAAGGGGGCCTTTCCCTATCTGGAATACACGCTGGGGGCCAGCGAGAAGCACCGCCCGCACCACGCCGACAAGGAAGGATTGATCCTGCCGGTGGACAGCCCGTTCTGGGACGAATGGATGCCGCCGAACGGCTGGGGCTGCAAATGCAAGGTCCGCCCGGTGACGCGGCGCGAGGCGGAACGGCGCGGGATCAGCGCCACGCCGGACATCCCCGACCGCAAGGTGGTGAACAAGCGCACCGGTGACGTGCAGCTGGTGCCGGTGGGGATCGACCCCGGCTGGCAGCGCAACCCCGGCAAGCTGCGCCGCCAGGCGGCAGAGGGGCTGCTGCGCGACCGGCTGGAAGGGGCACCCGAGGCGGTAGTGCGGGCGGCTTTGAAGGACGTGGCGACAAGCTGGCGCACGCAGCGCATCCTGAAGGATGGGGCGCCCGGGGTTGCCTTCATAGCCAGCCTGCCCGGGGAATTGTCCCGCGCCTTGGGCACGACTGAGCGGCTTGTGCGGGTTTCGGCGGTCACGGCGGACAAGCAGCTGCGCGAGCACCCGGAACTGATGGTATCGGACTATGGCCGACTGGCCGATCTGTTTCTGGACGGGGCAGTTCTGGATGTGGGGGACCGCCGCCTTGCCATTGTGGAGCGCACTGAGGATCAGCCATGGGTCGCGGTCGTGAAAGTGACGGAAAAACTGACCGAACTCTATCTCGTCAGCTTCTATCGCATTGCTTCGCGCCGATACCTGGCGCGGCTGCGCAAGAAGGGAAAGCAGATACGGTAGTCGCGGCTGGGGGGACGTCACTTCCCCCCCGGCTCTTGTCCGGTCAGACGGGATACTTGGCTCAGCCGCACGGCCCTTTTACGCCCCCGGCGGGCGAAGTTCAACGCCGAAGGCACATCCCGGCGACCCCGGCCCGCGCAATGGCCCGAAACCGCGCCGTTAAATACCATTTAAAGGGCCTTGTCGGGTTGCCCCGGCCCGGCGTAGCCTGAACGCGGGATGGGCCTTCAGCGGCCCGCTGACGCGCGGTTTGCCAAAGCGGCAAAAAAGGCCGGCCGACCCCCGAAAACATTCAAGGGTGATCGGCGCGGGCCGAGCGGGCAGTCTGCCCCCATGGTGACACATCCCCTTCCCCAGCTGCGCGGGCTTGCGCTGAACTTTGAAAGCGGCGCGGTGCCCGACTGGGTGCAGCTGACGCCGCCCGGCCCGGCCATCGTCGGGCGCGACGGGCGCGGCTGGAAACTGTCGGACCCGGCTGCGGTGGCGGCGGCCTTTGATCCGGCGAAGGAGCCGCAGATCGATCTGGAACATTCGTCGCAGGTCGCGGCCCCCCTGGGCATGCCCGCCCCGGCCGTTGGCTGGATCAAGCAGATTGACGTGCGCGACAATGCCCTGTGGGGCCGTGTCGAATGGAACGCGGAAGGCGAGGCGACCGTCACCTCGCGCGCCTACCGCTACCTGAGCCCGGTGTTCCGGTACGATGTCGAGACAGGGGAAATCCTGCAGATCGTCAGCGCCGGGCTCACCAATTCCCCCAACCTTGAAATGGCGGCCCTGAACCGCGCAACCACGGAGACTGAACCTATGGACAAGGCGGTCCTTGACGCCCTGGGCCTTGCGGCCACGGCCACTGCGGCGGATGCCGTGTCGGCCATCAACGCGCTGAAGGCCGACACGGCCACGGCCCTGAACCGTGCGGAAGCCCCGGACCCGGCGCGCTTTGTGCCGCGCGCCGACCATGATCTGGCGCTGAACCGGATCACCGCCTTCGAGACCGAGGCAAAGGCCCGGCGCGAGGCCGAGATTGCGGCAGCCGTCGATGCCGCCGTGACGGCGGGCAAGATCGCGCCCGCATCGAAGGACTACCACCTTGCGGCCTGCCGCATGGAAGGCGGGCTGGACCGGTTCACGGCCATGGTCGGGGCAGCGCCGGTGATTGCGCCTGCATCCACCCTGGACCGCCGCACGCCCGACGCCACCCCCGGCAAGCTGACCGGCGAAGAGCTGGCGATGTGCCGGATGATGGGCACCGACCCCGAAAAATTCGCGGCCGAGAAGGCCGTGCAGGCACAGTTGGCAACCGAGCGGGTTGCCCTGAAGAAACAGGAGTAACCCGACATGGCAATCACATCCCCCGCATTGCTGACCAACCTCAACACCTCGCTGCAGGCATCGTTCAAGGATGCTTACGCCGCAATGCGGGCCGAGGCGTTCTGGGACAGGGTGGCAACCCTGGTGCCGTCGACGACCGCGTCGAACACCTACGCCTGGCTGGGCGACTTCCCCCGGCTGCGTGAATGGGTCGGCGACCGTGTGGTCAAGGACATGAAGCTGTCCGGCTATCAGATCAGCAACCGGCTGTTCGAATCGACGCTGGGCGTGCAGCGCGTGCAGATCGAGGATGACCAGTTCGGCCATTTCGCCCCGATTGCCAGGTCGATGGGGCAAGAGGCGGCGCAGTGGCCCGACATTCTGGTGAACGACGCGATCACCGCCGGGGAAAGCTCGGTCTGTTATGACGGGCAGTTCTTCTTTGACACCGACCACCCGGTGTTCCCGAACGCCGACGGCACCGGCACCGCCACCACCTGGACGAACTTCACCACCGGGGCCGGCGCGCGCTGGTACCTGATCGACGATTCGAAGGTGCTGAAGCCGCTGATCTTCCAGGAGCGGACGAAGCCCGAGATGGAGATGAAGTTCGATCCTTCCACCTCGGACACGGCCTTTACCAAGGACCTGTACCAGTGGGGCATCCGCTATCGCTGCGCCGCAGGCTACGGCTTTCCGCAGCTGATCCACTGCGCGCGCACCGCGCTGACGGCGGCGAACTTTGAGGCCACCCGCACGATCATGCGCAACCTGAAGGCCGACGGTGGCCGGCCCCTGGGCGTGCGCCCGACGACGATCATGGTCGGGCCCAGCAACGAGGCGGCGGCGAAGGCGCTGTTTGAGACAGCGTTCCTGTCCGGCGGCGGGTCCAACCCCAACTACAACGCCGTCAAGGTGCTTGTGAACGTGTGGATGGCCTGATCATGAGCGCGCTTCTGATCAGATCGACCGCAGACAACGGGTTCGAAGTCCACTTCCGGCTGGGCCGGTTCTGGCCCCGCGCCGGGCAAGTGGTGGCACAGGATGCCTTTACCGAAGACGAGTGGGCGGTGCTGACCGCCGACCCCCGCCTGCACATCGGCCCGGCCCCGGACGGGGCGCAGGCTGAGGCGGACGCGAAGGCACAAAGCCTGACCGACGCCGTGCGTGCGGTGCTGGCGGCACTGGAGCCCGGCGACTTTGAAGCCGACGGGCTGCCGAAGCTGGCGGCGGTGAAGGCGCGGCTGCCCGAAGGCACGAAGGGCCTGACCAAGGCCCTTCTGGTCACGATCTGGGGTGACCTGAAGCTGACCCCCTGAATACCAGGAAGGCGGGCAGCACCATAGCTGCCCGGCCTGCCGCCCTGGCGGATTGAGACAGGGCGGGCGCGCAGCGGGGGGGCCTGCCGCGCCAGGATGGAAGGCCCCCCGGCAAGTTTCAAGGATCACCCGATGCCTGCCTACGCGCTTCAGTCCGACATCGTGACGCTTTACGGCCAGAACAGCCTGGTCGTGGCCGATCACGACCGCGACGGCATCCCCGACAGTGCGGCGGTGACCCGTGCGCTGACCGCCGCCAGCGACGAGATCGACACCTATCTGGCCGCGCGCTACACCCTGCCGCTGGCCGAGGTGCCCGGCTTTCTGAAAACCCTGACGGTGGACATCGCGCTGTACCGTCTGGCGCTGTCGGCCGAAGTGCTGTCGGACGAACACCGGCGGCGCTATGACGATGCGCTGGGGCACCTGCGGCGCATCGCCGAGGGCAAGGCGGCGCTGGTGTTCACCCCGGTGCCGCCGGTGGAAGGCCAGCCCGATGTCAGCGCCGCCCAGCCCATCGTCAGCGGTGGGCCCGCGAAGCTGTTCACCCGCGACCTGACGAGGGACCTCTGATGGCGGGCGTCGCGTTCACCGTCGATCTGGACCCTGCCCTTCTGGCCGATGCGGCGGCGGTGCTGGACCGGCTGGGCACCGGGTTCCTGCCGCAGCTGGCGCAGGACATCGGCGCGATGATCGAACGCCAGACGAAGGACCGCATCCAGACGGAAAAGACCGCCCCCGACGGCACGCCCTGGGCACCCTGGTCTGACCGCTATGCGGCCACCCGCAACACCGGCAACCGCCGCGCCCATTCCCTGCTGATCGACAGCGAGAACCTGCTGGAAAGCATTCAGGACTATACCACCGGCACCACGGTGACCGTGGGGTCGCAGACGCCTTACAGCGCGATCCACCAGTTCGGCGGGCGCGGCATTGCGGCACGCCCCTACCTTGGGCTGTCCGATGCCAACCGCCGCGACATCGAGGATCTGGTGATTGACCTTGCGGCGGGGTGGCTGCAATGACCGATACCCGCCCTGATCTGCTGGCGGCCCTGCCGGGCCTGATCGCCGCGCGCATCAAGGCGGTGCTGCCGGGTTTGCGCGAATGCAAGGGCATCGCCGGGCGCTTCAACCTGGACCTCTTGAAGGCCAAGGGTGTGGCGGCACCGGCGGTGATGGTTTCCCGTCTGCGGATGCGCCAGAGCGAAACGC